GAGTTGTACGCCGACGGCGAGGGCGACAGTTACTGGACGACATGGTACGAAGACCCGGACGAGTACATGGTGGACGACGACGACCCGGCTCCGAACAAGGTTAGCGTCGAGTTGGCGGATGCTGTGGACTCAACGGGCAAGGTCGACGAAAAGAAAGTCGCTAAGTTGTTGGCGGAGGAATTGCGCCGACGGTGGTTTGTTGACCCCGACAAGTACGATTTCGTCAACTGGACCATCACTTGCGACGTGCAAATTAAAGAAGGGGACAAGGCATGAATGAGAGAAAACGAGTGGTCGTCACCATTAGAGAGGGCATCCCCGAAGTCATGGAAGCACCGGATGGGGTTGCTGTAGAAATCTGGGATTACGACACGTGGTGTTATCGGCAGGATGAACTGGAAGAGGACGACGACGGCGAAAAGTATTTTTTAAGGGAGGGTTGAGGGGGCCGGCCCGCTTGCGCTGGCTTTTTATTTCGTGAGAGTATCGCGACGTCGAGCCCATACCGGGCCCGCACTAGAAAGGAGAAAGTCATCATGGGCTGGTCATTTTTGAATCAATGCCGCACGCGTTCCGACCTTGTCGCTCATCTTCGCCGCCCGGAGCGTTTCGGCGATAAATTCGAGCTCGCGCGCGCGTGCGTCGTCGGCTCGCGTCATTGGTACTTGGTCCGCGACCGGGAGACCGGGATGCATTGGGTAGGACTGGACCTCATGCAGGGCGGCCGCCGTCACGGCTGGGGGTATAAAGACCTCGACGAAACTGTCGGCCCCTGCGCCGTAGATTGCCCGGTCTCGTATCTGGACGCGCCACACGTCGCCCCGGAAGGATGGGCGGCACAATGGCGGGAACGGGTCCGCGCGTACCATGCGACCAAAAAGGCGCGCCCCAAGTACGCGCCCGGGCTAGTCGTCAAGCTTTGCGACTGGACCTATACGCTCGAGCAGCGCGCCGGCGCTCGTCGGGGCTGGAACGTGACACGCTCCGACGGCCTACAATTCCGAATGAAGGCCGGCCAGCTTGCGCGCGCTGAGGTGGTGCCATGCTGAAGACCGTTCGCCAGTCTGCAAACCGAAAGACCGGCCCGATAGCTGTAACGTATCGGGCGGGCTCCGGGGATGTTTTCAATACTTGCCCGGCCACGTGCCCGCTCAACCCGCGGCCCGATAAAGGCGCTAGGGATCTGGATACGGAATACCTCGAAGCTGTTCGGCACGCGGTACCGCGAAACGGTACCGCGTGGACCTATTCGCATTTCCCGGCGGACCAGCTCCCGGTGCCAGCTCCCGGCGAGACCGTGATAAACCACAGTGCCGACACGCTCGAGGGCGCCATAGATGCCACGGCGAAAGGGCGCGCGGCCGTGCTTACGGTAGCGAAGGGCGCCACGTGGCCGGCCCGCGTCGGGGATGTTCGGCTCGTACGTTGCCCGGCCGAAGTGTCGGACCGCATCAACTGCGCCACGTGTGGGAACGGCCGCCCCTTGTGTGCTCGAGGGGCGGACCGGCGGCTCGTCGTCGTATTCGAAGCACATGGCGCGCAAGCTGCACGCGTCGGGACCGACAAGGCCGGCGGATGCTACGGCGCCGGCGGCCCCGTGGCGCTGCAATGGAATCGGACCAGCTCGAGCGGGGCCCGGGATGACGTGGCCGCCCTCGAGCAATTCGCCCGGGAGCTCCCGCCGGGCTCATTCCTGCGGCACCACGTCGTCGGCGACCTCGGCCGCCCCGACTAGGGGCCCCTTGTTTACTTTTTATTTTTTCAGTTAGTATTCGGGCCGGGACAATTTCGTCCCGGCCAGAAAGTAAGAAAGGAGACTCCACCATGTCGACACTCATGCAAGCTTCCCGTCAATGGTCCACCCGCCCGCCGGAAGAGCGCTTCACCAGCTTGCCCGCCATGCGCGCCAAGCTCGAACAGCTCCGCGCGAATTCCCGCGCGGCCGTGTTTAGCTCCCGCCAGCTTGGGGTGATCCCTGCGGACGACAACGCGGGCATTCTTATCGAGGGCCCTTCCGGCCACACGGCCGCCCCGACCAATTGGGCATTCGGCCAGCTCGCGACGTTGTCCGGCGCCCCGGCCGCGTATCTGCGCAGCTTGCCGGCCCCGCTGGCCGCGGATTGTCTGAACTACGGGCTCAAGGTCGAACGCGACGCAACCGATACCGGCGTCCTGCTCACGCGCGGCACCGACGGGCTCGAGCTCCGGGCGGCCACTGGCCCGCGGTACGGGCGCATTTGGAACGTTGACGTAGTGCGCGCCCTCGAGGAGCGTTTCGGCGATGGCGTCACGGGCGATTTCCGCGTGCCGGGCGAATTCGGCCGCGGGCTCGCTGAAGTGACTTCGGCGAATACGACACTATTCGCCGGCGACCGTGACATGTTCGTTTTCCTCGCCGACGAAAAAAACCGTATCGAGCTCCCGGGCCGTCGCGACGGGAAGACCGGCCAGCTCGCCCGCGGATTTTTCGTCACCAATTCCGAGACCGGCGCTAGCGCCCTCAAAATCAAAACCTTCCTCTTCGACTATGTGTGCGCGAATCGAATCGTATGGGGCGCGCATGAGCTCGAGGAAATCAGCATCCGCCACACGGCCAGCGCCCCGGACCGTTTCCTCGAAGAGGCCGCCCCGGCCTTGCTCGAGTACTCGCGCGCGAGCGCCTCGAGCGTGTCGAACGTCCTGCGGGCTGCGCAAGCTTCCAAGGTCGACAAGGTCGACGCGTTTCTCGCGTCACGTTTCGGGCCCCGTATCGCGGAGCGTGTAAAGGCCGTGCACGTGACGGAAGAGGGCCGCCCGATTGAGACCGTCTGGGACGCGGTAACTGGCGCCACGGCCTACGCCCGCAGCATCCCGTGGACGGCGGAGCGTGTCGAATTTGAAGAGCTCGCGGGCGGGCTTCTCGAAGAGGTCGATGCGTAAGGCCCGGCCAGCTCCCGCTGGCCGCTCTCGAGGGGCCCCGAAAGGGGCCCCTTTTTTTATGCCCGCGCGTGCCCGCTCCGGGCCGCCTACGCCCGCTCTCGAGGGGCCGCCCTCGAGCTTTCGTGGCCGTGTGGTATCGGGGCCGCGGCCGCCCTTCCCGGGCCCTTTCTCGAGCTCTCCCGGCTCCCGCTCCCGCCTTCGAGCTCCGGGGCCGCTCCCGGCCATGGCTGGCCCGTGGGCCTTGGTTAGGGATCGGTGAAAGTTTGCGCGCGGTATCGAGCGCCCGTGGGCGGGATTGTCCGCGGGCCGCTCTATTTTTCTCGAGTGTTTTGGGGGCCTTTCCCTGGGAAATGCCCGCCGGGGCCTTTCGCCCTGGTACGTGGTCCGCGGGCCGTGGTGCTCGAGCTGGGGGCCGCCGGCCGTGGTCCGTAGCTGGGTGCCCGCGGCCCTCGAGCTGGGGCCGCCGGCCGTGGTCCGCGGCCCTCGAGCCGCGGCCCGTGGTCCGGGATGCTCGGGATGCTCGGGATGCTCGGGATGCTCGGGATGCTCGGGCCGGGGCCCGTGGTCCGCGGCTCGCTGGCCCCGGCCCTAATCTTTGAAAAATCTTTGAACAATCTTTGAGCGAGCTGCACGGCGCCACGGCCTAGGGGAATTCCGCGCCCCGGGGCCCAAAAAACAGGCCGCTTTGTTGGCTTCGCGGGCGTATGCCTGATTTCAGACAGTCAATGTGCGGCTAAAGAGAACGGGGTACCCGGGTAGAAAAAACCACCCCGGTTGATCAACTTGTCAACTTGTGCAAAAATTTTGCGCATATGAAAAGCAATTCGACCCCATGAGCGCCGTTCCGAAGGAGATCGAGGAGGAGCGTCTGCGGTTGGAATACCGGCTGATGCTGCTCGACACGCAGGACAAGGCGCGCAAGAACTTCATCGACTTCGTGCGCTATGTGTGGCCCTCGGCAATCCTGGGCGAGCATCACCGGCGCATGGCGAGTGCGTTTGACCGCATTGCCAGCGGGACGCTGAAGCGGCTGATCGTGAACATGCCGCCCCGTCACACCAAGTCGGAGTTTGCGTCGTATCTGCTGCCCGCGTACCTGATGGGCCGTAACCCCAACCTTCAGGCCCTTGAGGCGACGCACACGGCGGAGCTTGCCGTTAAGTTCGGCCGCAAGGTGCGTGACCTGATGGACAGTGACCGCTACAAGGAGCTGTTCCCCGAGGTGGTCCTGAAGCAGGACAGCAAGGCTGCCGGCCGGTGGGACACGAACGCGGGCGGTAGTTACTTTGCAGTCGGCGTGGGCGGTGCCGTGACCGGCCGCGGTGCGGACATCTTGATCATCGACGACCCGCATTCGGAACAGGACGCGCTGTCGGAGCTTGCGCTAGATAACGCCTGGGACTGGTACCAGGGCGGTCCGCGTACCCGTTTGCAGCCGGGCGGTGCGATCGTGCTCGTGATGACGCGCTGGGGAACGAAGGACCTGACGGCCCGGCTGCTCAAGGCGCAGGCCAGCCGTGGCGCGGACAAGTGGGAGGTCATTGAGTTCCCGGCGATCCTGCCGAGTGGCAAGCCGTTGTGGCCGGAGTTCTGGAAGCTCGAGGAGTTGGAATCGGTCAAGGCATCGCTATCGGTCCAGAAGTGGAACGCGATGTACCAGCAGCAGCCGACAAACGACGAGGGTGCAATCCTCAAGCGTGAGTGGTGGCGGGTCTGGCCGGATCCGAATCCCCCGCTTGTGAACTACATCATCCAGAGCTATGACACGGCCTACAGCAAAAAGGAGACGGCGGACTTCTCGGTGATCACGACCTGGGGGGTGTTTTACCCGGACCAGGACTCGGGGCCGAACATCATCCTGTTGGATGTTGTACGAGGCCGGTGGGACTTCCCGGAGCTCAAGCGCATTGCAAAGGACGAGTACAAGCACTGGAATCCTGATAATGTGCTGATCGAGGCGAAGGCCACGGGTGTCACGCTCCAGCAGGAGCTGCGGCGGCTGGGCATCCCTGTCACCATGTACACCCCTGGCGGTCGTCGTTCGGGCACGGACAAGATCAGCCGGGCGCATGCGGTGGCGCCTGTGTTTGAGTCGGGGATGGTCTGGGCCCCGGACACTGATTGGGCGGAAGAGCTGGTCGAGGAGTGCGCTGCGTTCCCGAACGGCGATAACGACGACATGGTCGACTCGACGACGCAGGCGATCATGCGGTTCCGTCAGGGCAACTTCGTGACGCTGAACACGGACGAGAAACCGGAGCCGTCTGGACGCACGCTTGCTCCTGAATACTACTGAGGCCTAGAATGTCAAGGCCGCTCCTCTGAGGATGATGCGCCATGGCCAAAGCCAAGAAGTCCGCGAAGAAAGACACAGCGTCGTTTATCAAGAAGGTTGCTTCCGCAGGCCGTGGGGGCGACACGGAGTTGGCTTACCTCAGCCCCAAGGCCCGTGAGCTGTTGAAGAAGCTCGGTGGCGCGGGGACCAAGAACCCGAAGACGAAGCTGCGCGAGTATCAGCCTGTGTTTGGGATGGAGGCGCTTGGTGAGGGGGAGGAGCCGTTAGGCTTGTTTGGGGATAACCCGATGATGCCTGCGCCTCGATCGGAGGTTGTGGCTCCCCCGTTCCCCGGGTTTTCGGTGGCCCCTGACACGATGCGCACTCAGGTAGAGCCTGAGTCGGAGCCCCCGGTGGCCGCGCAGCCTGGCTCTGCGGCGGCGGATCTTCAGCAGTTTGCTCCCCCTGCGTACACCCCGCCGAGGGTTTACGAGTCCCCTGGCGCTCCGCCGAGTCCGGTGTATGGCCGGCCGTCCTTCCTGCCTCCTGTTGCGGAAGAGCGGGACTACATCCCGAGACCGCGGACAGAAGCCGCTCCGGTTTTCGAGCCCGCCGCCTCGCCGCCGACAACCTCTGGCATGGCCATGAGTGCGGATGCGGCCGAGCGTGCTCGTCTGCGGCGAGAGACGCGCGAGCAGGAGGATCTTTTACGGCCCCCGTTTGGCGTTGGCAATCGTCCGGGGTTGGTCAACCCCAATGTTCGCCAGCCCGTTGACGAAGAGGCCATTCGCCGTGCACAAGAAGAGGCTGCTCGCCAAGCAGCGCAAGAGGAGGCAACCCGTCGTGCAGCAGAAGCAGAAGCCGCCCGCAAAGCCGCGGAAGAAGAAGCTCGTCGTAAGGCCGAGGAAGACGCCAAGCGCGTCGCCGATGAAGCCGCCCGTAGAGCCGCTGAAGAGGCCGCTCGTCGAGCCGCTGAAGAGGCCGCTCGTCGAGCGGCTGAAGAGGAAGCTGCTCGTCGTGCGATGCAGGATGCGGCGGCTGCTCGAGCGGCTGAGGAAGCCCGTCGCCTAGCGGAAGAGAACGCTCGTCGGATGGCGGCTGAAGAGGCCGCCCGCCGTGCAGCGGAGGAAGCTCGCCGCAGGGCGGAGGAAGAGCAGAGGAACCGGCCTCCTCCGAGGGAGGAGCCGCCCCCGGGCGGTGGTACCGGAGGTGGTACCGGAACGGCGCCCCCCGGGCTGATCGACAGCAAGTTGCCGGTCAATCCTCCGACCACCCGGCCGCCGAAGGACGAGATGGGTCCTGTCCGTACGGCCGACTTCATCGACAGGAACCTGAACGGCATCGACGATCGCGACGAAAAGCCGGACACCGGCACGCCGGCGCGCGGCGGGTTCAACTTTAACTGGAACGCGATCGACCCGAACAGCGATGTCGGCCGGTTGCTTGGTCGGATTGGGAAGCCCCCTGCGGCCCGTGAGCCGCGGACCGGACGCGGGACTCCTGGTGGTGGCAGAACGCCTCCTCCGCAGACGGGCGGGGGAAGGCCCGCTCCTGCGCCTACCCCTGCGCAGCCTCCGGTCAACATCCCTGTGTCGCCTCCGGCCACGGGCATTCCTGGTGGCGGGTACATCCCGACCGCGAACATTCCGACGCCGGGGTATATTGCGAACCCCTTGCCCGTTGCCCCGGGCCAAGGCACATCGACCCCGTATTTCACGCCGACTCCTGGGGCCTTGAGCCCTGGCACGTTGCCCTCGAGCACACGGCTGCCGAGCTTGCAGACGAGCAATCTGCCGTTGCAGGCGCTTGCTGCGAACCCGAACCTTGGGCCGACGATGTTGGGTGGGGCGCAGAACGCGGGGTATTACACGGACCGTTTTGGCAACATCATCCTGTCGCCTGGGGCGGTGCGTCCGACGGGGCGTGCGAAGGGTGGTCCGTCTTCGGATGCTGAGTTGCTTGCGCTCTTGAAGGGTGACAGCAAGGACTCGTATGCGGAGTCGATGAAGAACATCGACTCTGCGCGTGGCATGTTGGAGAGTTTGTCGGAGTCGCCTGGTGAGACGCAGGTGGAGTTTGACGCGACGCCGGTCTCGCAGACTGTGCGTCGTGCGACGCGGCGGCCGATCAACAGGCAGACGGACCGGGGGACTGCGAAGGGCATGGCCATGGAGCTTGAGTCGTTGACCGCGGCCCAAGAGCCAAAGGGTGCTCCGGACACGCTCGAGGAGTTGTTGAAGCTGTCGGAGTCCGTGCGTTCGCGGGATGCGATGTCGGCGAAGGATTTGATGCGTGATACGTTTGGCGAGGGCCGGCTGACCAAGAAGCAGTTATCGCGGCTCGGGGATCTGATGACGCGTCGGTTTAACGAGGGCGGTGAGGTTGACGAAACGGATGAGCGGATAGTGCCGCTACACGTTCGGACGTACCTAGAGTCGATGTCGGGCGAATCTTCCAAGCGGACGGAGCCGATTACAGAGGCTAGTTTGTCTGGAGCGGAATTGGCAAAACTTCGCCGATTGATTGAGTTGGCAAAGACCCGTCCGGTTTCTGATAGAAAAACAGGGAAGGCCCTGCCCAACATCGTGACATACGCGCATCATGACGCGTACAAAGACCGCTATGAGCGCCTTGGTGGTTTGCCGGGGCCTGACACAGACCGCTCGCCTTTTTCCACGGCAAACTTGCGTAACACCCTAGGTACGTTCTCGTTTAAGGAGATGCCTGACGGATCGTATGTGGTCAAAGACACGTATGACTTCACGGGTGACGTTAATGAAAAAGACAACTTTTTTATTCGGAAGGCAAAGCAGGCCGGAGTTAGTCGTCCGGTGCAGATTGTGGTACCTGCGTTAAAAGAGCGTACGGGGGACAAGAACAAGAAAACAGAACCCAAGATGCGTGCAAAGGGTAGCCCCAGCACGGGAGAGACGAGCGCGGATTTGTATCGTTCGTTACTAGAGCGCTCCGATTTGTCGCGTTCAATCCCGACGAGTCCCCCGAGCGGCGCGCCGATTAAGCAGCCTGATCTTCGCGAGGAAGGTGTAGGGTTTAATCCCGACCTGACCCTTGGCGACAAACTAGTTGGCGCAGGACTTGGGCTATATGGCAGAAACGTCAATCGCGAAGATTTGCCACTACACAAGCGCATCTTCCTTGAGTCTGTTGTCGATGCTCGTAAAGACCCGATTACCGAAGCCTCCATGAAGGAACCAGAGCGCCAAGCGCTTATGTCTGTCGTTCGCAGCAAATACAAATCTATTGAGCCGGATTTAACTACGTACGAAAAATATTTAGTTAAATCATTAGCTAGCCATCAAAAAGCTGTTGCTGCGAAAAACAAAGGCAAGATCCTGTATCCAGAATTTTTTGCACAATATAAAAAAGATTTAGACGCTATTAAACAATATAAAAAAGGGGTAATTACACAAGATCTTATTGATCTGGCTTCGGGCGACTCACAGACTTACGAGAGCGAGGTGGGACTAAAGTCTGCCGGCGTAGCCGACGTAGCCAATATATTTAGCATTGGCCCAAATTTGGGATATGAAGATTACTTAATTGACGCATTAAAAAACCCTAGTGACCCTAGTGGCCTTAGTGTTTTTGGTAGTCACACCCCAGTAGCCCTAAACCGCACGTTTGGCCGTATTGGTTACACCGTTGATCCAAAAACAAAGCAGTTGGTGTTTCAAGAAGACTACGATTTTAACCCTTTGCCCCCAGGGTACAAAGGTAGCACCGAAGGGCATCTTGCAGGCGCTTCCGAAGGTGGCGGCGATCCGCTATATAAAGCTATTCGTTTGTATGCCGGAAAAGTGCTGCCGCCTGGGCAGGGGAGACCCGTCAACGTGCGCCTTAATCAACTACCAAATGCTCCGCAGAACCTTCCTGACGAAGGATCTATCCAAGCCATTCGTCAGCGCCTGGGCATAAACGATGATTAGTCGTGGCCTTTTTGCATTAAATGTATTAGGATATCAACATGCCAATTGATAAAGCGATCAACCAAGCCCCTGACGCAGGCGTCCTGGTCATTGCCGGGGGTCCGCCAGAGGAGGCCCCGGAGATCGAGATCGTCCTGGAGCCGGATGGCGGGGCGGTCATCGAGATTGGCGAGGATGAGGCGAAAGAGGTCGACTTCTACGCGAACCTTGCGGAGGTCGTAGACCCGGATGACCTTGGTCGGATTGCCATTGATGTCTCGGCGATGTTCGAGGCGGACAAGGGATCGCGGTCGGATTGGGAGCAGATGTACGCCAAGGGCCTGGAATTGCTGGGCCTGCGCATGGAAGAGCGCACCAAGCCCTTCCGTGGCGCCTCTGGCGCGACGCATCCGATGCTGCAAGAGGCGATCATCCAGTTCCAGTCGCAGGCGTTTAAAGAATTGCTGCCCGCGGGTGGCCCGGTTCGCACGCAGGTGCTTGGCAAAGAGACCGTCGACAAGTTCCAGCAGGCCGCGCGCGTGCAGGACTTCATGAATTACCAGCTCACGACGGTGATGGAGGAGTACACCCCGGAGTTCGACCAGCTCCTGTACTACACCGGATACGGCGGATCGACCTTCAAGAAGGTCTATTACGACTTTCAGCTCGGTCGGATGGTCTCCCGCCTGTGTCTGGCGGACGATGTGTACATCCCGTACAACGGTTCGAGCGTCGTTTCGCAGTGTTCGCGGCTGACGCACCGCATTGCGATGGACTCAAACGAGTTCCGCAAGCGCGTTTTGATCGGCGAATACCTCGATATTGCGGTTGATCTTGAGCCGACGCCCGCGGACCCGAGCAAAATCCAGGCGGCAATCGACAAAGTGACGGGTGTGCAGCCGACGGACCAGGCTGGCGAGGTATTTTTGCTCGAAATGCTGGTCGATTTGGACCTGCCGGGCTTTGAAGAGATTGGCGAAGACGGTGAACCGACGGGAATCAAGCTTCCGTACGTCGTTACGCTCGCCGAAGACTCGCTCAAGGTCATCGGAATCCGCCGAAACTGGCGCGAAGACGATGAACTGAAGCGTCGGCGCAACTATTTTGTCCATTACGTGCTGGTGGAAGGCCCCGGCGCGTACGGTTTGGGCTTTGTGCACCTCATCGGCGGCCTTTCCAAGTCGGCGACGAGCGCGTTGCGGCAGTTGATCGACGCCGGAACGCTTGCCAACCTGCCTGCGGGCTTCAAGGCCAAGGGCGCGCGCATCGCGGACGACTCGGATCCGATCCAACCGGGCGAGTGGCGCGACATTGACGCCGGTGGCGCGGAGTTGCAGTCGTCTTTGCTGCCGCTTCCGTACAAGGAGCCGAGCCAAGTGTTGTTTGCGCTGCTTGGATTCCTCGTAGACGCCGGCAAGCGCCTCTCGAGCACGGCCGACATGCAGGTCGGCGACGGAAATCAGTACGCGCAGGTCGGCACGACGCTCGCATTGCTCGAGCGTGGCTCCATGGTGATGTCGGCGATCCACAAGCGCCTGCATTACGCCCAGTCGCTTGAGTTCCGGCTGCTCTTTGAGGGCTTTGGCCAGTACCTCGACGACGAGTATCCGTACGATGTGCCGGGGGCGAGCCGCAAGGTCAAGCGCACGGACTTCGACAAGATCGTTTCGGTGCTGCCGGTTGCTGACCCGAACATTTTCAGCTCCGCGCAGCGCATCCAGCTTGCACAGATGCAGTTGCAGATGGCGCAGGGTGCGCCGCAGATGCACAACATGTACGAAGCGTACTATCGTGTGTACTCCGCGCTGAACATCCGCGACATCGACGGCATCTTGATCCCGCAGAACAACCAGATGCCCCGTGATCCGGCGTCCGAGAACTCTTCTGTGTTGAACGGGATGAAGCTCAAGGCCTTCCCGGGCCAGCAGCATGACGCGCACATCGTCGCTCACTTGATCATGGGCATGTCGCCGCTGCTTCAGGCCGCGCCGATGTCGGCGATGGAGCTTCAGCAGCACATTTTCGAGCACGTGCGCATCAAGGCTGAAGAGGACGTTGAGGCGGACATCTTCAAGGCGTACGGCACCGACCCCGATCGACTGGTGTCGCCGATCCAGAAGGAAGGCATGGTCGCGATCAAGATCGCCACCTACTTGCAGGAGCTCAAGAACCTGCAAGGGCAACTTTCTGGCGAGGCGGCTGGCGGCGGGGAGGACCCGTTGGTGGCGCTCAAGAAGCAGGAGCTCGATCAGCGCGCCGCGGCCGACCAGGCCAAGATGCAGTTGGATCAGGCGAAGTTGCAGCTTGAGTCGCAAAAGGCCCAGCAGTCGATGCAGATTGACCAGGCGAAGTTACAACTTCAGTTACAACGAGGAGGGCGAAATGCCGCTTAAAAAGGGATCGAGCCAGAAGACGATCAGCCGCAATATTGGCGAGCTTGTCGGCACCTACAAGGAAAAGGGCCGCATTGGCACGAGCAAGCCGAAGAGCAAGTCCGCTGCGGTGAAGCAGGCGGCAGCGATCGCGTATGCGAAGGCCGGCAAGTCGCGCGGCATGAAGGACGGCGGCGTCATGGGTGCTGTGCGCACGGTCAAGAAGAAGGATGGCAACCGCCCAGTCAAGATTTACTAAGTCGATAAGCGCCTCGGCCGGTGCGCAAAACTGGCTGCTTTTTCATGGAAACCAACCATGCTTGAATTTGCAGAAGCAGTGCTTCGTGAGATCAGATCTCTTAGAGAAAGCTCGGAACAAATCGTCCTAAATGGAACGATCGCCGACATGGAGCGGTATCGCTTCATGATGGGTCGCCTTGAAGGATTGAAGCTGGTTGAGGATTCCGTAAAGCGACTACTGAAGTCTCGAACGGATGACGACGGCTTTTTGATCTAAAGGAGAACCAACGTGAATGCGATAGTTAAAGAGCCCACGGCTTTAGAGAAGAAGTGGGCGGAAGAGGCCGCAGCGCATGTTCCATCCCTGGAAGATGCCTACACGGCCGAAGGGCTCAAGCCCGACAAGCTCCATGCGGCGGTACTCAACCGCATCCCCACTCCGACCGGGTGGCGCATTGCGATCCTGCCCTACCGGGGTGCGGAGAAGACCAAGGGTGGCATTGCCTTGGCCGAAGAGACCCAGCGCAAGCAGCAGGTTTCGACGGTGTGTGGCTATGTCCTCAAGGTTGGGCCTATCGCCTATGGCGATGAGGTCAAGTTCCCGACCGGCCCGTGGTGCAAGGAGGGGGATTGGATCATCTTCGGCCGCTATGCCGGCGCGCGGATCCCGATCGATGGCGGGGAGATTCGTTTGATTAACGACGATGAGGTCTTGGGGATCGTTGCCGATCCTGAAGACGTCCTTCACATGTGGTAAGGAGATCCGAGATGAACGAACAGTTGGAATTTAACGTCGGCGAGGGCGAGCAGCCCGCGACCGTACAGGTGCCCGTTGAGGAGGAGGCCCCAAGGCTGCCTCTGGTGACGGAAGAGGAGCCGCGGCAGGCTCGTAAGGAAGAGGAGCTGGACCAGTACAGCGAGGGGGTGCAGAAGCGCATCAACAAGCTGACGGCCCGGCTTCGCGAGACCCAGCGCCGTGAGCAGGCGGCCTTGGAGTATGCCAAGCAGGTGCAGGCCCGGGCTCAGGAGCTCGAGCAGCAGTATGTCCGTACGGACGAGGAGCGGCTGGTTGAGGCCAAGAGCCGGGTTGAGACGCAGGCGGTGGCCCTCAAGCAGATCATCCGCAAGGCCCGTGAGGAAGGTGACATTGACACCGAAACCGAGGCCCAGCAGCGGTTGACCGCCCTGACGATGGAGCAGGGGCAGCTAGACTCTGCCACGGCCCAGCGCCAGGCCTACTTGCAACAGCAGCAGTATGCCGCCCAGCAGGCGGCTTATCAGGCCCAGCAGGCCCAGCAGCCCGCCCAGCAGCAGCAGGTGGACCCGCGAGTGGAGGAGTGGGCGGAAAAGAACAAGTGGTATGGCCGGGACAACGTCATGACCCATGCCGCCTGGGGTATCCACCGCCAGTTGATCCAAGTTGAGGGATTTGACCCCAGCTCGGATGAGTACTATGATGAACTTGACAAACGTATTCGAGACGCCTTTCCCCAGAAGTTTGGGGACGGCGGAGCGAGCACGCAGAGCAGGACCCGTAACGTGCAAACGGTTGCGCCTGCCTCCCGATCCTCCGGGATCAACAACACAGCACGCCGCACTGTCAAATTGACCCCAAGTCAAGTGGCAATTGCTAAAAAGCTGGGTGTTCCTCTCGAGGAATACGCCAAGTACGTGAAGGAGTAACACATGTCGGACGTCAAATTGCCTTCTCTGAACCGCGCTTCGCGCGAGACCGAATCTCGTACGAAGAACGCGCGACGCCGGCCGTGGGCACCCCCTTCCCGTCTTGATGCGCCACCAGCTCCTATGGGATACAAACATCGTTGGATTCGGGCATCGGCAGGTGGGGTAGAAGACCGCACGAACATTGCAGGTCGTCTCCGTGAGGGGTACGAGCTGGTTCGTGGAGACGAGTACCCTGACTTTCCGGTCTCAACGACGGATGATGGCCGACACGCTGGTGTGATCAGCGTGGGAGGTCTGCTTCTGGCACGTATCCCGGAAGAGACGGTTGAAGAGCGCAACAAGTATTACCGCGAACGAGCGAACAACCAAATGCAGGCTGCGGACAACGAGCTCATGAAGAGCAATGCTCATGGAAGCATGCAGATTGAGCGACCGACCCGTAGGTCTCGCGTTTCATTCGGCGGCTCTAAAAAAGCCAGTGAATAACTTTTTTTGAGGATAATCAAATGGCAAATGTAGACAAAGCCTTTGGTCTCCGTCCTCTCGGCAATCTGTCTGCGACTGGTGCTCAGAAGCAGTACGGATACGAGATTGCGGACAACCAGAGTGGGGCGATCTACCAGGGCGACCTGGTGACGATCGTCAATGGCTATGTCGTTAAGTTTCTCCCGGGGACGCATGCTGCGGCTCTCGGAGTGCTTAACGGCTGCTTCTATATCGATCCGACGACCGGCAAGCCGACCTGGAAGAACTTCTATCCGGGCAGCGTCAACATCACCTCGGGCAAGATTGTTGCCGACGTGATCGACGATCCGAGCCAGCTGTTCATCATCCAGGCGGATGAGGACATTGAGCAGTCTGATATCGGCAAGAACGCCGATGTCGTTGGGACGGGCGGAAGCTCCACCACGGGTGTTTCTTCGATGGAACTGGATTCGTCCACCGTCGCGGATACAGCGGCACTGAACCTGAAGATCGTTGGCCTCTGGAATGTTCCGGGCAACGCTCTTGGGGACTTTGCTGTGGTCGTTGTGAAAATCAACGAGCACCTGTATGGCAGCAGCGGCGTCAAGGCCGTAACCTGATTATAGGGGCATAAAGACATGGCAATTTCACGTGCACAACTTGTTAAGGAGCTCGAGCCGGGTTTGAACGCCCTGTTCGGCCTCGAGTACAAGAACTACGAGAACGAGCACGCCGAGATCTACTCGGTCGAGAGCTCTGATCGTGCGTTCGAGGAAGAGGTGATGGAGTCCGGCTTTGCCGAGGCTCCGGTGAAGTCTGAAGGCGCTGGCGTCGCGTACGACCAGGCGCAGGAAGTCTACACCGCTCGCTACACCCACGAGACGATCGCTCTGGCGTTCTCGCTCACCGAAGAAGCCGTTGAGGACAACCTCTACGACCGACTCGCTGCGCGTTACACCAAGGCGCTCGCCCGTTCGATGGCGCAGACCAAGCAGATCAAGGCCGCTGACGTGCTTAACGGCGCGTTCACGACCTCGACTGGTGGTGACGGCAAGCCGCTTTGCGCGACGGACCACCCGACCCTGTCGGGCCCGGACCTCGCCAACGAGCTGGCCGTTTCGGCTGACCTAAGCGAGACCTCCCTTGAGCAGGCTCTGATCGACATCGCCAAGTTCACCGATGAGCGTGGCCTGAAGATCGCTGTTCAGGGCCTCAAGCTCATCATCCCGAAGGAACTCATGTTTACGGCTGACCGTATCCTCAAGTCGACCCTCCGTGTCGGCACTGCGGATAACGACATCAACGCCGTGAAGAACATGGGCATGGTGCCGCAGGGCTACACCGTGAACCACTTCCTGACCGACCCGGACGCCTGGTTTATCAAAACCGACGCCCCGAACGGCATGAAGATGTTCCAGCGTGTTGCCATCAAGACTGGTTTCGAGGGCGACTTCGACACCGGCAACGTGCGGTACAAGGCTCGCGAGCGCTATAGCTTCGGCTTCAGCGACCCGCGGGGCATCTTCGGCTCGCCCGGCGCTGCCTAATAGCGGCAAACAGGAGGGGGTCGAAAGACCCCCTTCTTTTATTGGATTTCCTGACGTATAGTTAAGCTGTTCCGGGGCAATCCAGGTACGTCTGACAGACCCGGCTGACGACATGCAGACAGCCGTACCTAACTCGCATGTGAGGACAACATGGCTGTTACGCATTTTTCTGGCCCGCTTCAGTATTCGGGCAAAGGCACCGTCACGGGCGCCTGGGGCACCGATCTTACGATCGCTGCGAATAACAACGTGGTCGAGTACATAGACGACTTTCTTGGCGTCGCTCTCGATAGCACCAACGACTGGACCGTGGTTAAGGACTCTGGCGCGACTGCCGGCATCCTTGCCGACACGGTCAATGGCCTTCTCGAGCTGACTTCGGCTGCCACCACGGACAACGACGGCGCGTCGGTCCAGGGTAACGAGGTCTACAAGGCCGCCGCGGACAAGACCATCTGGTTTGAGACCCGCCTCCAGTGCAACGACGCCGATCAGACCGACATTTGCGTCGGGCTCACCGTTAACTTTGCGACCAACCCGGAAGCCATGTTGACGGCTGCCGATCGCATCGTGTTCCAGGTGGACGATGGCAATGCCTCGATCCTCTGCAAGACGGAGTCGGGCGGCACCGAGACTTCGACGGACTCGGGTGTGGACCTTGTTGACGACACCGACGTCACCCTTGGTTTCCGCGTGAGCGGCACGGGCCAGGTGGAGTTCTTCGTGAACCGCAAGCTTGTTGCGACGCACACGACCAACATCCCGACCACGGAGTTGGCGTTGGCGGCGATGTCTTTGTCGGGGAGTGCCTCTGGCACCCGTTCGACGAAACTCGACTACCTCTTCGCCTCGGCGACGCGCTAAAAAACGGAAGCGCCCCGGGTCAGCAATGATCCGGGGCGATCCGGCTTCACCTAGACAAAGGAAGCAGAACAATGAGTTTTGCAAGTGACGTCAAAGCCAAAACCGTGATTGCTTCGGGCGACGCGGTAAATGGTCGCACGCGTGTTCAGGGCGTGTATTTCACCAATTCAGCGACTGCCTCGAGCTTTACCCTTAAAACGGGCGGTTCCGCGGGCACTACGATTCTTGACATCAAGACTCCGGCGGCTGCTGGGGCCTACGATCTCATCATTCCCGATGACGGAATTTTGGCGACGGATGGCGTGTATGTCACCCTCGCCGATGCCGAGGTCAAGAGCGTTACCGTGCTGTACGTGGGTGGGGCACCGGCGTAATGCCTGGTTTCATGGGCATTGCGCTGCGTGGAGGCGGTGCCGTGCGCAAGGGCATGGGCATCAAGACCTCCGTTAAAAGCGGCAACTTTCGCCCTACGAAGCAGGGCGCAGGCATGACCCGACAGGGCGTGGCTGCGTATCGCCGTGCCAACCCCGGAAGTAAGCTCCAGACGGCCGTGACGGAAAGCAATCCGAGTGCTGCCCGGGCCAAACGACGCAAGTCGTTTTGCGCGCGTTCCGCCGGTCAGATGAAGATGTATCCAGAGGCGGCCAAGGATCCAAACAGCAGGATCAGGCAGGCTCGCCGGCGATGGAAGTGTTAGCCGATGGAGATCATGATCTGGAACATCATCCTGTCCGCGATAGTGACCGGGATGGGGTTCATGCTAAAGGGTAAATTTGACGAACTGGCTCGGTTGAACATTCTGCTCAACCGGACCCGTGAAGAGATTGCGAGAGATCACATCACTCGCAGAGAGGTGGACGATCGGATCGAAAAGTTTGTCGCACACGTCGATCAACGGTTCAATCGTCTTGAGGCTAAATTGGACGAAATTCGCAGCGCGAGGGAGTAAGTTATGCCTGGCAAGTTAAAGATGGTGATGAAAGGCGGGAAGAAGGTTCCGGCCTTTGCTGCCGACGGCGTCGGCAAGATGAAAAAGGATGGCATGGCCGATAAGAAAGGCCGTGCTATGAAGAGCAAGAGCAAAGACGCGCGCGGTCGCGCGATGCGAGGGTACTAATATGGCAGGTCGTGGAATGGGTTGTGCCGTCCGTGGCGGCGGCGAAGTGGGCAGTGGCCCGAAAAACAAGATGCTCTCTGAGCCCAGCAAGAAGACCGGCAAGGTCTTGATGATGGCCGTGGGGGGCGATGTCAATCAGCACAAGCGCATGGCCATGGGCATGACGGGCGGCGGGATGCCTGGCGGCTACAAGAAGGGCGGTGCGGCTAAGAAGAAGATGAAGGTCAAGAAGATGCGCATGGGCGGATCCTGCGGCTAATCGATGGCTACGTCAGGCACTACAGACTTCAACCTGTCGATTGACGATCTGGTTGAAGAGGCATTTGAGCGTTGCGGCATGCGGGCGACGAGCGGTTATCAGCTCAACTCCGCACGCCGCTCGCTCAATTTGCTGTTTCTGGACTGGGCCAACCGTGGCTTGAACCTTTGGACCATTGAACAGGCGACTTATACGCTGACGCAGGGTGTCAAAGAGATCACATTGCCTACTGATACGGTCAATGTGCTCGAGGCGATCATTCGCCAGAATAGCCAGGGCATCAACAGTGATGTTTACATCGAGCGTATCAGCCGCGAGGACTACCTGAACGTCCCGAACAAGACCTCTGAGGCTCGGCCGGCGCAGTTTTACGTACAGCGCGCCAATCCGACCAAGGTTTTCTTCTATCCGGCGGCGGATCAGACGTATACCTTCGTGTACTACCGCATTCGGCGCATTCAGGATGCGGGGGTGTACACCAACACGGCGGACATCAACTTCCGCTTCTTGCCATGCTTGGCTTCTGGGCTTGCGTACCAGCTTTCGCTCAAGTTTGCCCCGGATCGGACGGCTGCGCTGAAGGCCATCTACGAAGAAGACTTCAACCGGGCTGCGATGGAGGATCGGGACACTGCCAGCGTGCAGTTTGTGCCCGACATGGGCGTCTAATGGCCTACGCAACCGGCAAATTTTCGTATGGGCTGTGCGATTTCTGCGGCCAGCGGTACCCCTACAACGTCTTGCGCAAGCAATGGCAGGGGTTCATGGTCTGCCCGGACGATTACGAGCCGAAAGAGCCCCAGTTGGAGCCTTTGCGGTACCGCGGAGACGCCATTGCGCTGCGCGATCCGCGCCCAGACCGCATTGAACCCGTCTCGGTGTTCGTTGGAGCGCCTGGTTTTACGGCTTTTCAGAGCTATGGATCGGTCCTTAACACGGCTGATATGCGTCCGTATGTGCTAGGACAGGCGCTGATTGCCTTGGGTACGGTCGGATCGGTCACGGTGACGGTCACATGAACTACAGCGAGCTCGTTACGAACATCAGAAACTACTCCGAAGTGGGTAGTAACGTCTTTACGGATGCCGTAATCAACAACTTCATCACTTTCGCGGAGAATCAGATCCTCCGCGAGATCGATTTGGACGTTTTTAAGCTCGAAGTCAGTGGAAACATGACTTCCGGCAACAAATTTCTGACCGCCCCGAGTGACATCCTCACTCATCGTTACATGATGATCACCTCGGGCAGCGATCAGATCTTTTTGGACTTCCGTGACACTTCCTTCATGAAGGAATACTGGCCCAACGGGGCCAGCACGGACGTCCCCAAGTACTATTCGGTGTGGGACCAGAACACGTTCTACATTGCGCCCACCCCGAATGCGAACTTTGTGGTCGAACTTGGCTACATCTACCGCCCTGCGCAGCTTTCGTCGACCAATACGACGACTTGGATCAGCAATAACGCCCCGGAAGCCCTGTTTTATGCCTGCATGATTCAGGCGTACAGCTACACTAAGGGGCCGCCGGAGATGATGCAGTACTTCCAGAACTCGTACCGTCAGGCGATCCAGGGTCTCGGCATCGAGCAGCAGGGACGCCGCCGCCGCGACGAGTACCGTGATGGTATGATCCGCATCCCGGTTAAATCGGAGTCGCCCGGCCCATGATCACTGTAGAAATGCCCGGACTAACGAACGGCGTGCAGGTCGTGACCACGGACTCCCGTGGTTGGGCGGCCGACGAGCTCGCTCAACGGGCCGCGGACAAGATTATTTTCGTCGGTGACCAGTCACACCCGGTCATTCAGGCGCAGGCGCGGGTCTTCAAGGACCGCGTCAAGCATGTGGTCGCCTTCTATCTGAAGGAGGCCGTCGAGCAGGACCGTGCCACGATCGCCCAGCGCCTTCGTGAAGCGGGGCATCCAGAGCTGGTTCATCTTTTAGGAGAGTAGAAATGGCATTTTCAGGCAACTTTATGTGCACCAGCTTCAAGGTGGAGCTGATGAGGGCGGTGCACAACTTCACGGCTAGCACGGGCAATACCTTCAAGCTCGCGCTGTACGACAACAGTGCCTCGTTCACCGCGGCGACTACGGCATATACGGTCACCAACGAAGTAGCGAACTCCGGTACCTACTCGGCGGGCGGCGGTACGCTGACCAATGTCACCCCGACCTCGAGCGGCACCACGGCCTTTACGGACTTTGCGGATCTTTCGTTCACGAGCGCGACGATCACGGCCTTTGGGGCGATGATCTACAACGACTCGGCGGCGGGCGACCCTTCGGTCTGTATCCTGGACTTCGGTGGGGCCAAGACCTCGACGAACGGCACCTTCACGATCATCTTCCCGACGGCAGACGCGACCAACGCGATCATCCGCATCGCCTAAGTAAGAGGCGGAAGTGACCGATGCCGTCGTTGCCTTCCAAGGGTGGAATGCTTCTGGCGTAGGCTGGGGCGACGATCCTTGGGGTGAGAGCCTCGCGGCACTTCCGACGGGGACGGGCCAGGTTGGCTCTGTCACTATTGCGGCTGACGCCAACGTCAGCCTTACGGGCGTTTCTGCGACAGGACAGGTCGGTACCGTCACCGTTACGGCGGGGGCGGATGTCTCGGTTACGGGGCTTCAGGCAACGGGCTCTGTGGGCTCGGTCCTGGTCACTGGCACGGCCAATGTCAGCCTTACGGGGGTTGAGGGAACCGGCGAAGTCGGCACCGTTACGGTTAATGCCGGGGCGAATGTCTCGGTTACGGGGCTCCAAGCCACCGGCCAGGTTGGCTCCGTCACGATTGCCGCGGACGCTAATGTCAGTCTCACGGGCGTGCAGGCCACGGGTGCGATCGGCACGGTACAGATCGCGGGCGACGCCAACGTATCTGTTACGGGGCTGGAAGCCACGGGGGCCGTCGGCTCTGTTACGGTCACCGTCGGCACTGATGTCCTTGTCACGGGCGTCTTTGCCACGGGGGCCGTCGGCTCCGTTAGCATTACCGGCACGGGAAGCGTAACGCTTACGGGGGTTCAGGGAACCACGGCGCTTGGCGCTGTAACGATTGTTACCGAGCAAAACGTGCCTGTCACCGGGGTGTCTGCCACAGGGCAGGTTGGCTCGGTTACGATAGCCTCCGACGCCAATGTCCCCCTGGTGGGGGTCTCTGGGACGGCCCAGGTGGGATCAGTACTTGTCTGGGGCGTGATTAATGACAATCAGACGCCTAACTGGCAGAATGTCGATGACGCACAGACACAGAATTGGGTCATAGTCAACGACGGAAACACGGTGGTTTGGACTCAGATTTCGACGTAAAGGGACACTCACATGCCTAGTTCGTATTCAACAAACCTGAAGATCGAGCTTCAAGCGACCGGCGAGAACTCCGGCACTTGGGGTACGATCACCAACACCAATCTCGGCACCGCGCTCGAGCAGGCCATCATCGGCTATGGCAACCCGAACTACCTTTCGGATGCCAATCTGACGTTGACCTACACGGACACCAACGCCGCCCAGGCAGCCCGTGCGCTGGTCCTAAACGTCACCTCCGCGGTCAGCCTTTCAACGACCCGCGAGCTGGTCGTCCCGACGATCCAGAAGCAGTACATCGTCCAGAACAACACGACCGGCGGCCAGAGCATCACGGTCAAGACTTCGGCCGGCACGGGCATCACGGTCCCGAACGGTCGCAAAGCACACCTTTACGTCAACGGCACCGACGTCATCTACATGGATGACTTCGTGGACATCAACGGCGGCACGATCGACGGCACCACGATCGGTGGTTCGTCAGCCGCGGCGGGTACCTTCACTACGCTTACCGCTTCCAGCATAGCCACCTTCGCTGCTGGCACCGCAGCAGCCCCGTCTATCACCACGACCGGCGATACCAACACCGGGCTATTTTTCCCGGCCGCTGACACGATTGCCTTCACGGAGGGCGGCACGGAGTCGTTTCGCGTCAATTCGTCAGGCCAAGTTGGAATTGGAACGGCATCGCCTGCGATAAGGCTGCAAGTTTCAGATGTAGACCAAGCAACGGCGCGTATCGGCATCAACAACGCAAATGGTCAGAACTACCAATTTGTTGCGGGTAACCCCGGCGCAAGTAACACCGGCTTTGCCATCTTTGACGCAACCGCATCGGCTACGCGACTGTACCTCGACTCCTCCGGCAACGTCGGCATCGGGACGAGTTCGCCTACAGAAAAACTCCATGTTGCAGGCGCATTGCGTGTTACAGGCGCACAGACAACAGCAGGAACTGGTGTTTACCTTGACCAAACTTCTGGCACGGGCGGCGTAAGTGTCTACGGCCCTGATAACTCAACGCAAGGCACATTTCGTATCTATACGGCTACAGCCAACGGGGGTACTGGTAGCACAAAACTAACCCTTGACACCTCCGGCAACCTCGGTCTGGGCGTAACGCCGAGTGTGTGGGGCGGTGGCTTCAAAGCAATTCAAATGACTGCGGGTGCTTCTTTTGGGAGTCATCCAACCGTACCTCTCGCTTATGTAAACGCCAACACATTTTTTGATGGTAGTGTTAACAAGTACATTTCCAGCGCCTTTGCTTCTCGCTTTATATCTGACGGAAATGCTGGTGGTTTTGGTTGGCAGGTAGCAGCCTCCGGCACCGCAGGCAACACCATCTCGTTCACGCAGGCGATGACGCTGGATGCGAGTGGGAATTTGGGTCTTGGCGCTACGACTACGGTCGGCGGCAGACTTGTTATTACGCAAAGCAACGCCACGCAGCCTGCCATCTATTTGCCGACGGACGAAAGCACGATACAAGGGCCGGGGACAGACACGCAAATTAAGATGGGTGGCAATCTGATTTTGCAAAGCAGCAGTCAAACAACAATCTCCGCGAAAAACGCGTCAGGATTAATTGTTTTTCAAACTGGGTCAACGCCCACCGAACGCGCCCGCATCACGAGCGGGGGGGATTTGCTGGTTGGGACGACCGCCGCTCGTGCAGGCGAGTTGGTCTCCATCACCAAGAACATGACCACTAACTGGCTGTTGGAGACGGTCAACACCGCGACGAGCGGGAACATCTTCGGCAACCTCGTGCTGTTCACCGGGCAGTCGCCCAACAACGCCACCTCCAAGTTCATGGCGGGCAGCGACAACACCACCGAGCGGTTCGCGCTGCGCTCCAACGGCGGTCTGGCTAACTACCAAGCGAACGATGCCAACCTATCGGACGAGCGCGTCAAGACCGACATCAAGCCGCTTGGCTCGTACTGGGACAAGTTCAAGGCGATTGAGATTGTCGCGTTCAAGTACAAAGACCAGACGCACGACGATGACAACATCGGGGTTATCGCGCAGCAGGTTGAATCTGTTGCGCCAGAATTTGTGGACGCAGACGGGTGGGGCGAGACGCCGGAAGATGGTTTGCCGTTAAAGACTGTGTACACAACGGATATGTACCACGCTGCCATCAAAGCCCTGCAAGAAGCCATGACCCGTATCGAACAACTTGAGGCGAAGTTCGCCGCATTGGAGACTAAATAAATGACCACTATCACTTGGAACATCTCTGTCCTCGACTGCCTCCCGCAAGCCCCCGAAGGCGCGGATTATGTGATTTGTTGCCATTGGCAATGCACGGGCGTGGATGGCGCTTACACGGGGCAGGTCTACTCGACCACCTCGTTTGCCGTCGTTCAGGGCGAGGCCTTCACCCCGTATGCTGACCTCACGCTCGACCAAGTGCTTGGCTGGGTCTGGGCCAACGGCGTGGACAAGGACGCTACAGAGGCTGCGGTGGAGAGCCAGATTGAGGCCCAGAAGAACCCGCCGGTCGTCTCGCCGCCGCTGCCGTGGGTGTCGCCGTGATTAACCTTACGCTGACCACGGAAGAGGTTAACGCCATCCTGCAAGTGCTTGGGCAGTTGCCGACGAGCAGCGGTGCGTGGCCCCTTGTCGTCAAAATCAAGGAGCAGGCAGAGCCGCAGGTGCCGAAGGACGGGGAGCCGTGACCACCGTGCAAGACCTTGAGGTCACCGTGACCTCTCACATTGATGTCTGCGCGGTGCGCTACGAAGCCATCCATGCGCGGCTAAAGCGTCTGGAGAACCTTCTGATGCGGGTTGGCGGGGCGATTATCGTCATCCTGCTGACCGCGTTTGGCACGGTGACGATGATGTTTCTGGAGTCCATCAAATGATACCTGCCGCTATCCAAGCCATCCTTACACCCCTCCTTGGTAACGGGTTGAACCTCGTTGCCAACGCCGTCATGGCAAAGGGCAAGGACTATGTCGAAAAGAAGTTGGGCGTTGAACTGAAGCCGGATATGTCCAGCGAGGACTTGGCAAAGGTTCAGATCGCACAGATGGAGCATGAGGAAGAACTGCTGCGGCTCCGTATCGAAGAGGACAAACTTGACCTTGCTGAACTTGAGATGCGCCTGAAGGACACCAACGATGCGCGGGTACGCGAGACGCAGATTGTCACCTCCGACAAGGCACCGCTGCTAAACAAACTCATCACGCCGATTTTGGCGCTTGGTTTGCTTGGCATCACCTTCACGCTCTTTGGCATCGTGCTGTTCCAAGCAAGTCCGATTGACCCTAGCCGCAAGGACATCCTCATCTACATCTTGGGCGTGCTGTCTGCGGTCGCTACGCAGGTTGTCTCGTATTACTTCGGTTCTAGCCAGTCGAGCAAGGACAAGACCGACGCACTCAAGGAGGCTATCAAGTGAGTCTCGTAGCAGAACAGGCGGCGTTCCTGCTGGATGTCGCCAAACTCATCAACAAGGCGACGGAGTTGGGCTTTGTGGTGACGGGCGGTGAACTTGCCCGTACCCCGGAACAGCAAGCCATCTATGTCAAGACGGGTCGCTCCAAGACGATGAACAGCATCCACCTCAAGCGGTGCGCCATCGACTTGAATTTCTTCCGCGACGGCAAACTGACCTACGACATCCCGGCTCTTACGCCGGTTGGTGAGTATTGGCAGAGCCTTAACCCCAAGAACCAATGGGGCGGGTTCTGGAAGTCGTTCAAAGATGTTCCTCATTTTGAACGCAAGGTATAACGATGCCTTTGCAAAAACTTGAACTTCGGGCGGGGGTCACATGAAGCTCGCGCTTGAACCGCGGACCACGGTCCAGGGTCTGGTCGAGCCTGCGCATGTGATCGAAGTCTATTGCGACGCCTGTGGCTACGATCTGGACGAGGCGGAGTTGGATGCGGACATTTGTTCGGACTGCGGGCAGTTGTTGAACCTGAAGCAGCACATTGCGATCCAGGTGACGACCATGCCGGCAGCCAGCGGAGGAACTTTGCCGTGAAAAAGAAAGCGAACAGCAAGGTCAACGCAGCGGGCAACTACACGAAGCCTGCCATGCGTGAGAGCCTGTTCAAGTCAATCAAGTCCCGTGCGGTGCAGGGTACTGCCGCGGGGCAGTGGAGCGCGAGAAAAAGTCAGCTATTGGCTAAGCAGTACAAAGCCAAAGGCGGGAGATACAGAGACTAGCCTTTGACGATACGGCTAATTACGGAATGTGATGTACCAAATAGTTTTGCAACGTATCTCAAACTACAACCTTGATCTAGCAAGGCTTGGAACTCTTTTTTCTTTACGTCGTAAATACGACGCTTTGCACTTGCAATTCGCTGGGCATCCCAGTTGTGACGATCTCCGCCCATTATTGCGTTTTGCTGCACCGTTACCCAACGCAAGTTTGAAACATGGTTATTCGTACGGTTCCCGTCCATATGGTCAACTTGAGGCAAATTGTCGGGATTTGGTAGGAAAGCTTGGGCTACTAGCCGGTGAATATATTTTTGTTTTCCACGACCTAAAGCGACTCGCATGTACCCAGTTGTGTGCAGCCAAGCCTTTAGTAACGAAGTTTTTTCAATACGCTTACGGTGCGTTAAATTTCGTTGCGGAATATCTGCCCAGTTTGAGCGGACTACGCCATAATCACTTATCGAATACCGTTCATTCGTGTCAGGTATCAGTTTCCAAATTTCCTGTGTTTTGTGCTCCATAGGTGGACTATGTCATGGCGCTACGAAAAAGTCAACAATCGCTCAAGGCTTGGGGGGATCAGCGTTGGCGTACAAGGTCTGGTAAACGATCTTCTGACACGGGTGAGAGATATCTACCAGAAGCTGCGATTAAAGCTCTCAGCCCTGCTGAGTACGCCCGAACTTCTGCCGCCAAGCGAAAAGGTAAAGCGCAAGGCAAGCAGTTCGTCGCGCAGCCCAAAGGCATTGCTGCTAAAACGCGCAGCTTCCGCCAAAAAGGCAAGTAAGGGAAAGAAGTAACCGTACGGGTGAAGCATGGCGAGTGTCAAGAAGGACGCGATCGGGCAGGAGATTCGTAAGTCGTACGAGCGCGGCCAGAAGGGCTGCCCGGAAGCGACGATGGATATCCATGTCAACCTCAAGAATCGCAACAATGCGATTGAGGAGTATGGCTACGGGCCGTTGAACCCGGAGTCCGAGTCGCGTGCTTTCTGGGACAAGAAGGCCGAGCTTTGGCAGACCACGGTGCGCGAGGCCAAGAAGGCCCGCTGTGGCAACTGCGCGGCGTTCATCCAGACCCCGGAGATGATTGCCTGTATCGAGAAGGGCATCCATGACTACGAGGAGGAGATGGAACACGAGAATTACGCCCCGGATGTGGTCGCGGCGGCCAATCTCGGGTACTGTGAGCTGTTCCACTTCAAGTGTGCCGGCGATCGTACTTGCGATGCGTGGCTCGTCGGCGGTCCAATCAAGTAGGATGCGCCCATGGCACTACTCAGACTGTTCTTAAAGCCGGGTGTAGACAAGCAAAACACCGAATATGGCGCAGAAGGCGGATGGATCGACTCCGATTACGTCCGTTTTCGCTATGGACTGCCTGAAAAGGTCGGCGGATGGGCCCCGTTTGGCGAAACCATCGCCTATTTGGTGGGTATGCCGAGCGAAGTCTTCACTTGGACGGACCTTGACGGCTCCCCCTACGTTGCCGTCGGCACCAACAAGAAGGTTTACGTCTACTACGGCGGCACCTGGGCGGACATTACGCCCATCCGTGACACGAACACGGGCGTTACCTTCGATACGACGAACGGTTCCAACCGCGTAGTGGTCAATGACAGCGGCCACGGGGCCATTACGGGGGATTTTGTCACGCTTTCTGCGACAACGGGCGACCCTGGTGGCATTCCGAACGCGAGTTTGAACAACGAGTTTGAGGTTATCGAGGTTCTGAACGCCAATGAGTACGCCATCCAGGCGCCGACCAACGCGACCTCGACCGCCACGGCGGCAGGCACGGCCACGGCGGCCTATCAGATCAACACGGGGGCAGCGGTAAGCTACTCGGACTTTGGCTGGGGCACTGGGACATGGGGCTTGAGCACTTGGGGCACCCCGCGCCCGCCGTCTGCCTCGATTGCGCTCTTTTCCCGCGTCTGGCAGTTCGATAGCTTCGGCGAAAACCTCATCATGCAGCTTGTGGACGGCGGCATCTACGAGTGGCTGCCGAGCACGGGCATTGGCGTGCGGGCAACGGCCATTTCTGGCGCGCCGACCAAGAGCAAATACGCGTTGGTGTCGACGCCTGACCGGCATCTGGTCTGCTTTGGTACGGAATCGACCATCGGGACGCCTTCGTCGCAGGATCCGATGTTTGTGCGCTTCTCAAACCAAGAAGACATCAACACATTCGTCGCCACGGCGACCAATACGGCTGGCGGCCAGCGCCTGACGGACGGAAACTACATCGTCTCGGCGCTTCGCTCGCGCGGACAGATCTTGATCTGGACGGACACGGCACTGCATGGCATGCAGTACCTTGGACCGCCGTATACCTTTGGCTTCCAGCAGCTCGGGGCCAACTGTGGCCTTATCGGGCCGCATGCGTCGGCGGATGTGAACGGCGTGGCGTACTGGATGAGCAAGGACGCCTTCTTCGTGTTCGACGGTGTCGTCAAGAAGCTCCCCTGCACGGTCCAGGACTATGTATTCAAGGACCTGAACTTCACGCAAGCACAGAAAGTGCATGTGGGGATCAACACGCAGTTCAACGAAGTGACCTGGTGGTACTGCACGGCGGACACCGACTACATTGATCGCTTTGTGACCTTCAACTACCTCGAGCAGGTATGGTCCGTGGGCACTATGGCGCGTTCCGCTTGGGTGGACCTTGGCACTTATTCCTTCCCGATGGCGACACAGTACGATATCGACGGTACCGAGGCTACGATCAGCACGATTTATGGACTCACCCCTGGGCGGTCCGTGGTCTATAACCAAGAGTTTGGCAAGAACGGCAACGGGGATCCGATCCTTGCGTATGTGAAGTCGGGGTACTTCGATATCGGCGATGGCGATCAGGTGTTGTTCATGAAGCGGTTCATCCCGGACTTCAAGAACCAAGAGGGCGATCTCACGGTGAGGTTGCTGTTGCGCTTGTATCCGCAGGTCTCCGCGACGCCGAGCTCGCTTGACCCGTATGTCATCTCTCCGGGTACAGACAAGGTGGACACGCGCGCGCGTGGGCGACAGATCTCGTTGCAGATCGAAAGCTCTGAACTCGACACCAACTGGCGCTTCGGCACGATGCGTGTTGATATCCAGCCGGATGGGTTGAGATGAGTAAGATCTTCAACGTCCGTCTGCCTAACGCAGCGGCTG